AGATTCAGCATTGAAACATCTGACTGAGTGGAACTTACGATGTACACCACCCATGAAAGATGATGACTTATTACGGTTGATCCATTCAGCCGAAAAATCAGGACGTGCAGCCTTTGGAGCAAAAATTGAAGAGCCTAAAACATCATGGCGTCCTCCAACATCAGTCGAGGAAGGCGGGGAAGGGGATCTCCAGGAACTACTTGTCCGCACAGAAAAGGGCAGCATAAAAAAGACGCCTGGAAATTTGGCAAAAATTCTACGTTTAGACCTGCAATGGGGACCAAAGTTGCAACTCGACGAGATGAGCCGAGACGTGATTTATGAGGATCACATTGTTGGTGACACCTTTATCGACTGGATACAAGAGCAAATTGAAGACCATTACGGAGTAGCTTTTGGGCGCGAAGATGTAGCTGCTAAGGTTTTGGCCCAAGCTACCGAAAGAACGATTCACCCCGTCAGAGAATGGCTAAAGAGCCTTCAATGGGACGAAAAAGAGCGAATATCCAAGCTGGCGTATGCATGTCTAGGGTCCGACTCTCTGGCAGCTATGCACTATCTCCGCTGTACGCTGGTTGGCGCTGTTCGCCGAGTGTTACATCCAGGGACAAAGATGGACACATTACCCGTCCTCGAAGGGGATCAAGGCATAGGGAAATCAACATTCTGGCGTACGCTTGTGGGTCCCCATTGGTTCGCTGATTCACCTATCGACTTGGATTCAAAAGACGGGATGATGGTAATCCATCGGTCATGGTGTACAGAGTTCTCCGAAATCGATCATGCCGTCAGCACCAAGGCGGCGGAACGCATCAAGTCTTTTCTGTCCAGTTCTAGAGATGTTTTCCGCGCTCCGTTCGGTAAATCCGTAAGCGTTTTCCCTCGTTCATGTTTCCTGGTCGGGACAACTAACAGAGAAGGCTTCCTGGTTGATCCGACGGGAAGCCGCCGTTTTTGGCCTATCCATTGCTCGAAAATTGACCTAATGATGCTTTCCGAGTGGCGAGACCAGCTTTGGGCCGAGGCCGTAAACATGGAAGCCTTAGGTGTCCCTCACTGGCTTGACCAGGGACAAGAGACGTTACGCGAGAGTGAAGCCTCAACATACGAGGCTATGGACCCTTGGGAAGAACAAATCGACCTTGCCGTTGGATCTATGCGGAGGGCGCAACACCTATTAGATGGTGGAATTAGCGCCAATGACCTGTTAACAGAAATGGGTGTAGCCGTACATCAACAGAATCGAGCTTTGGTTATGCGATTGACGGCTCTTTTGAAGAAAAAGGGGTGGACAAGAAAAATGTGCGGTCTCGAAAGGGTACGTCGATGGTTCCAATAGTAGAGCATCTACTTAAACCAAAAAGAGCAATGTCTGAGCAATGTAGTGTTTTTGGCAAACCCGCATGGATATTAGGTCTGAGCAATCTGAGCAACATGATCGACCTTTTTCTGTACGGGGGTTTTTTCTACGGTACTGTACAGCGTTGTATTGAATATTCTATATATTACTATTTAAGTCTCTCAGGTTGCTCTAGTTGCTCTATTACAGTATTATCAAGGATTTTTTTTGAGCAACCTTTGTCAAAAAGAGCAATGTCACGTTGCTCAGAAGGAGCTTTATGTACTTTCCACCCCTAAAATCGTATGAAAAGCCTAAAAAACGAAGTCCTGGTCCCGAAAAACTCATCCAAAGGGCAATATGTGAGTCATTCAGACTCAAATACCGCATTGCACTTGTGCATATCGATTCTGGTGGCGCTAGCTTTCGTTCAGGGCGGTCTAGTGGCGCTGGTGGCTACTCACCTACCCCCGCAGGCTTCCCGGACCTTGTGGGCGTAATTCCGCCAACCGGTAGGGGGCTTTACATCGAGGTTAAAGCCCCCGGCAAGAAACCTACCGAACTCCAAAACCGGTATCTCGCCCTATTGCAAGCCAAAGGTGCAATTGCTTTTTGGGCAGACTCCGTGGAATCAGCAATTAGACAGTACGAGGAGGCCGCTAATGCTGCTTGCGCGGAAGCGGCTGACAGGCTGGAAGCCTTGTATGCCGTCGTGGTCGAAGCCATTGAGCATCACCGACGGAGCATGTTCGAGTATTTGACAGAGGAAGAAAAGGCGGACGTAATTCTTAGAACTCGAAAATATGATCTGACCGAGAAATTTCAGCGGGCAATAGACGAGAACACGACCTTTATCCTGCCAAAAGGCCGGTATAGGGTCGATGGTCCAATCACCATAAAGGATAAAAAATGAATGTGTGGAACCTAATCGCATTTATCGCAGGAATTACAGCGGCTTGTTGTGGAGTGAAGCTCATGGAATACCTTGAAGATTGAGAGGTATTATGAAACGTCAATTCCTTTATACGATTTTGGCACTCGCTCTACTCCTCATGGCTGTTTGGCTTATAAGTGATGGCACAGGTATGGGGACCTTGCGCACTTACTATCTGCTTATTGGTATCTGGAGCGCAAAGATGGCCTATACCGTGTGGACTAAGAAGATTGGTGGAATATGAGCAGCGGATGCGGTAGGCAAGTCACGGACCCCGAAACCGGCCTCACGGCCAAAATGGAAGCCTTCTGTGTCGAGCTGATTCGCAACGGCGGAAACGCTTCTGAAGCTTACCGTAAGGCCTACAATGCCCAGAATATGAAACCGGACACTATCACTAGAAGGGCCTCAGAGCTGCAACAAAACGGCCGTATCACAGCCAGGTTGAGTCAACTACGCTCAGATGTTAGAAAGCGTAATATCTTAACGCTTGAAGAGCACATGAAAACATTGGGAATCCTTAGGAATAAAGCGGCAGAGGCAAAACAGTATTCGGCGGCCATCGCGGCGGAGGTGGCGCGAGGGAAGGTGTCCGGACTTTACGAAGGGGCCGCGCTGGAAGAGGACTCGGCTCCGGTGAAGAAAGTTGAGATCAGGATTGTGGATGGGAGGAAGAATGCATAATCCGGTGGTTGTCCAGATCCCCGTTGATCAACTGATCCCATACGCACGGAACGCGAGGACGCACTCAGCGGCCCAGGTGGCACAGATTGCCGCGAGCATCAAAATTGTTAAGCGTTGGGAAGATGCTACAGGTGGGAAGGCGGTTAGGCCTTGACCACCATTACCCCCACATTCAACCGCCCGCAAGCCGAGTTTCTCGCCCGTGAGGAGAAGTTCAAGGCTTTCGTTGGCGGTTTCGGCAGCGGAAAAACATGGGTTGGTTGCGGCGGGTTTGGAAAACACTTTTACGAGTATTCACGGATCAACGCTGGCTACTTCGCGCCGTCTTATCCTCAGATCAGAGATATCTTCTACCCGACGGTTGAGGAATCGCTGCATGACTGGGGCCTTCGAACAAAGGTGAAAATCGGAGACCACGAGGTAGAGGTGTATCGCGGTAGGCAGTACATGGGCCGCGTCCTATGTCGATCGATGGAGGACCCTGGAAGTATCGTGGGCTTCAAGATCGGTCACGCCATGGTGGACGAGATCGACACCATGGCGCCGAAGAAAGCGGCCGATGCGTGGCGGAAGATCATAGCCCGCATGCGATACCAGGTGGACGGGCTGAGGAATGGAATTGACGTGGTGACCACGCCGGAAGGGTTCCGGTTTGTTTATTCGACCTTTGTCAAGGCGCTACGGGACAAGCCAGACCTTGCGAAGCTTTACGGGCTTGTCCATTCATCGACCTATGACAACGAGATACACCTCCCAGACGACTACATCCCCTCACTGCTGGCCAGCTATCCCGCGAACCTCATATCGGCGTACATCGACGGCCAATTTGTGAACCTGGCAACGGGGACAATCTACCAGACCTACGACCGTGTTAAGAATCGGTGCTCAGACACGGTTCAGTCCGACGAGCCGCTTTTCATCGGGATGGACTTCAACGTGGGCAAAATGGCGGCTATCGTCCACGTCAAGCGCGACACGAAGCCTCGCGCTGTGGCGGAGATTGTGAACGGATACGACACTCCCTCGATGATCGCAAGCATCAAGGAGCGGTTTCCTAAACATCAGATCAGGATCTACCCCGATGCCAGCGGCGGAAGTAGGAAGTCCGTAAACGCATCCGAAACCGATATTGCTCTGCTTCAGTCAGCCGGGTTCATCGTCTGCGCTCATGACGCCAATCCGCCCGTTAAGGACCGCATCAACTCTATGTGCGCCATGTTCTTAAATGCGGAAGGTGAGCGCCGGTATCTTGTGAATGATGATCTCTGTCCAACCTATGCGGACTCGCTAGAGCAGCAACCATGGAGTGAGAACGGGGAACCAGACAAGACCACGGGGCACGACCACACAAACGACGCGGGCGGTTATTTCATTGCCTACGATTTTCCAATTGTTCGAAATTTGACGCACGTTCTGAGGCTTGCCGTTTAAAGGATTACGCATGTCTGCGCACCGACTATTGACCGACTGTCTGCTCGCTAGCCCTCACCTGTCAGCATGCCTCCAGGCGATAGGTGCAACGCCAGAACAGGCGCAAGAGATAGCGGCACTGGCAACGATGGTGTGCCTCAGGTGTGCCCAGGCGGCAGAAATAACCATCACCCAACATACAGACGCGTGGGACCGTGACGATAAGGTTTACCACTTGCGAGGGCAACGAGTGAAACTTGTCGCGCTTAAAGAGCGTTTCGACTTGGGCAAAACTACTGTTTGTGTGGCGATAAGGCGACAGGCAAAGCGGCGACGTGCTGCGCTGAGGGCTGCAACTGATGCGGCATAAATAGTCCGCTCCGAGCCGAACACGTTCCACATGAGCTTTGTCTCAGGAGGGCGTGGAATGCGGCTGGTCCCAACGTGTATTTGCAGATTGCCAGGCAAGAGCGCCCCCCTGCCATTTTTATGCGGGGGGTGCGTTGGCTGATATCGACCGCGCGCTAGAATTCGTTTTTCGCCACGAGGGCGGATGGTCGAATGATCCAGACGATCCGGGCGGAGCAACAAATTTTGGGATCACGCTGAACGTGTTCCGAGGACTAGGCCGCGAGGCGGATCTGGACGGCGACGGCGACGTGGATGCCGAGGATTTGAAGCTCATCACCTCGGAAACCGCTCGAACCATCTACGCCAGGAATTACTGGCGATTCGACGACGTGCTTTCTCAGGCCGTCGCGACGAAGGTGTTCGACATGGCCGTGAACATGGGATTTGGCACCGCTGTAAGACTGGCCCAGGAAGCGCTTAATTCGGTTGGTGCCGATATTTCAGAAGACGGCGTTTATGGACCGGAAACAGAGCGTTGTCTTAACGCCATGGGCCAAACGCGGCTGCTTCAAGCTCTGTGCCAGGTGTCGGAAGAGCGCTATCGAGAGATCGTGCTGTTTCGGCCTCTATCGAAGAAATATCTCAACGGCTGGCTGAAGCGCGCTGCGGAGGTGCCCCATTGAAGACCCCTATGACCAAGACCCCTACGACTGGCCCTACTGGCCTGTTCTCCCGCCTGATCAGAGTCGATTTACCGGAAAGCACGAAACGGTATCTGGCTGTTACTGCCGGGTGGACGCTTTGCGCCTGCTCGCTACTCCTAACGATGGCGATCCTTTGGCAGGCTTACCAGTTCCGCGCGGTTGACTCTCAGCTCGTATGGGCCGCTGTGACTGCGTACGCGGTCGTCGCAGGTCTCGCGGGTGTTGCTTACCGAAAACCTGAACAACCCAAAAAGGAGTCTAAATAATGGCTATAAATCCACAACTCTCGTACGCCGCTGTGAATGCAGAAGCCAACGCACTCGCTGCATTGATGAACAGTGGGAAACTCCGGATTTATTCGGGCGACGTTCCAACGCGGGCAGACGACTCCATTGGCTCCGCAACGCTGCTAGCCGAGCTAACGATGAATGCGACGGCGTTTGGGGCTGCGTCCAACGGCGTGATTACAGCTGCTTCGATCACTGAGGACACCGGCGCGAATGCTACTGGAACGGCGTCTTTCTTCCGAATCTGGGACAGCTCGGGAACGACCTCATACATCCAGGGCACCGTTGGAACGAGTGATGCTGACTTGATTATGAACAGCATAGCGATTCAGGCAGGCGCTTCTGTGAGTGTTACGAGCCTGACGCACACAGTCGTCAGGGGTGCATAATGGCTGCCCAGGTATTTGCTAATTTCGCTGGGTCAACGGTCTCAACTGAGCTTGCGATTGATGGGCTTTCGCTGGTGGTGGCTTCGGGGTCGTCATTCCCTGCCATTGGCGTCGGTGACTGGTGCTATCTCACCATCACTAATGCGGATGAATCGGCGTACGAGATCGTCAAGGCCACGGCGCTATCAACCAACACGTTTACAATCGTTCGCGCCCAGGACAACACCTCTGCTGCTGTGTGGGCCGTTGGTTCAAAGGTCCAGCTCAGGGCCAACGCGAAGGCGATTGAGGACGAGCGCGACCAACCCGCATCCAAGATTTCAGACTCGACTACGCTAGGGCGGAACCTCCTCGCCAAGGCGAACCCTTCGGCGGTTTCGTTCATACGCATCAATGAGAACAACTCTGTTGACACCTTGTCAGCGGCGGACATGAGGGCGGCGCTCGGGGCAGGAACATCCTCTCTTGCGTTGGGGGAAACCAGCGGTGATGCCTATCGTGGGGATTATGGCAAAACGGCATACGACCATAGCCAGGCAACAAGCGGAACTCCTCACGGCTCGGCTTATGCGGTCCCGAATGCGAGCACGACAGGCTCTTCAGGTAGCGTGAAATCTCCGGCTACAACCGGCGTCGTTACGTTTACTGGTCCCGGCACAGGGACCACGCGAGCAAAGACTGTTCGGGACGCGGACGATACCATTGTTGAGGTTGGCGGAAGCTACACGCTTGAAGGCGCGATCAAGATCTATGACCTGAACAACGCCGTCAGCGTGTTTAAGTACATGACGCCTTCTCAACGCGCGGACGTAACCGCCAGGACAATGCTCGTTGACGTGACAACGCCTCTACAGGCCGCGATTACCGCCAATGCAACCGGGAAACTCTTCCTAGAGTTAGGCGCTTACCGAATCTCGTCATCGCTGACACTGCCAGAATCAATCGAGATCATCGGGGCCTCGGAAGATTACCTTTCAGAATCGCCTTATACGCCCGCATGCGCAATTTACAATTTGAGCACGACCACACCAGCATTCACGATTTCTTCTGGAACACACCATCAGGGCGTGAAGCTTCGTAATTTCATGATCTTCGGCGCGGGCAGCGGTACAGGAACGCCGAACGGTTCTACGGATGACGGGATCTCTGTTAACAACGAGGCCCGCAACCTTCTCGAAAATCTCACCATTCATGGTTGTGGCCGAAATGGCGTCATGTTCCACGGCATTTCGGACAAGACGATCATCCGGCGTTGCACTATCACTGGCTTCTCGGAAAACGGTATCCACGCTTGCGACGAAACTGCTACGGGTGGTCAAATCAACGCTTTAACCATAGCGGACTGCGAAATCTCTGGATTCGGCACCGGCATACGCGCTTACATAAGAACCAACCTTCAAATCGTAGACAACACGATTCAGGGGAACACGGGATACGGTATCCAGCTCGAAACGAACGACGCGAGCGCTTCGCAGGTATCCACCGGTACCCATATCCACGGAAATTATTTCGAGGGCAACGTTGGCGGCGCGATCTACGCGCGAACGCGTCGCGTCAATGGTTCTATCCTCGCCTATCTCTACGACCTCAACATCTATTCCAACACATTCGTAGCTGCGACCAACATCACAGACATCAACCTCATTTGCACGGACAGCAGCGGATCGGTGGCCTATCACACGTTCCGAGGTTGCCGAATATACGGCAATTCACACGGCGGCGTAACGCATTGCTGGATCAATTTAAACGCCTCACATGGTCACACGACGTGGGTGTTACTGCCTCAGTACGTCACCCTCACGTTCGCCACTTATTTCCAGGGTTTCAACGGCGCAGCCGGGAACAACCCGATGGTCAGTCAAACGGACTATCGAACCAGCACGGGCCAAGACCAATCAAGCGCTAATTACGTTCACCAGATTTCGCTAGATACCGTTAACAACGTGTATTCAAGGGCAGTTACCGCCGGGAGCGGAGCGGCAGACTGGGTGCAGATCGGCGAGTATTACGGCTCCGCGGCTCCTACCTCCGGCGTTTACAAGCGCGGAACCCATGTTTGGAATTCCGCAGCAGCGTCGGGTGCTGCGCCTTACTGGGTCCAGACCACGAACGCAACGTCCAGCGGCGCAAGCGGCGGGACGCGGGCCAACACCACGGAAGTTTCGCTTGGTGCATGGCGGGCCTGGGACAGCGGCACGACGGTCTGGGAATGCACGACAGCTGGGACAACAGACGGCAGCGCCCCTTCCATCGCAGGAAAAGTTGTTGGCGATACCGTTGCAGAGGGCGGAACGAGCACGGTCGTTTGGACGATGCGTAGTCTAACAGCTGCCACCTGGACGGCAGCGGCGAATCTGACATGAGGTGGCCTAATGTGGTTACTCGTGGAGCGGTTGTCTGCACGCTTTTGGCTATCGCGGCAGGCGTGGGCTTTTTCCAGGGTCGTAAGGTCAGTGTTGCAGCGGGCCAAGAACTATTGCCACAAATTGAGATGCTAGCGCATGGTAGCCAAGAAAAAGCTAAACAGGCCAAAGAGGCAGACGTACGAGCGGAGCAGGCGGAGGCACACAGCAAGGCGCTGGACGAGAAATTGGATAAGGCCAGCGCTGAAGTGGCCCGTTTGCGAAAGATTCAGCTCACGGCTACCACTGATCCTGAGCCAACCGGAACCGTGGCCGATGTGCCCGCCGGAGATCCTGGAACTGGGGCTCTGGTGGATGCCCAATCCGAACTGATCCGAGTACAAGAAGAAAAGATCTCAGCTCAAGAAATCCAGATCGACGAGCTTGAAAAATCACGAAATCTCTACAAGTTCATGTTTGAAGACATAAGCCAAAAGGCGAATTACGCGCGGATCGCACACGAAGGGCAGCTGGCAGCGGCTAGAGCCACGAAGTGGAAATGGGGATGCATTGGGCTCGCGTCTGGCGCGGCCATTGGCTTTGTTGGGGGGCTCCGATGCAAGTAGAAATTATCCTGCAGCCAATTGTCGTTGTTAGCGCGGTTGGCGTAATAGCCAAATATTTCATCACGGACAAACTGAACGCTGTTATTGATAATCAAAACAAAATTATCCAATCTCACAGGCGAGACAATAAGAGATACAAAATCCTTTTCCGATGGCTTAGAGAACACGGATATTTTGATGGTTTCGTGTGGCCAGATGATGAGGATGAAGACGAAGACAGCGGAATCATGCCTCTCGGGAAAACCGAATCGAGTCCAATGATTTGCATCCTCAAGACAAATAAAGAACCGAAAAGGCCTGTTGCTGGTGAGGTGCAGTAATGGCTTCTGACGTTTCAACGCCTCGCACTGAGGTAGCAGCCATGCAAGCGCGGTCTAAGGTATGCCGTGATCTGATGGGCGGTACTCAGGGTATGCGAGATTCGGGGAAGATCTATCTCCCAAAGTGGCCATTGGAGGAAGAGCGCGATTGGGTAGCTCGGCGTGACTCCACTAGCCTTTTCCCAGCATTCGCTGATGCTGTTGACGCTATGGTTGGCAAGCCTTTGGGTGAGCCTATCATTTGCGAAAACGTACCGGCAGAGATCGAGGCGGCGCTTGAAAACGTTGATCTTACTGGACGTGACCTAGACACGTTTGCCCGTGACTGGTTCAAGGATGGGATTATCGACGGGATTTCATGGGTGATAGTTGATTATCCAGTTATCCCAGAAGGTGCAACACTTGCGCAAGAGCGGGCGATTGGTGCGCGTCCCTACCTGGTACATATTCCACTGACAAATATCGTTAGCTGGTATTCAGCACTTGAAAACGGTAAGCAAGTAATGAAGGAGTTCCGTTATCGAGAAACCATTGAAATTGTTGATAAATGGGAAATTAAAAATACAGAGCGTATTCGAGTCTGGAGACCTGGTGAAGTTGAGGTTTGGGAAGAGAGAAAAAACGGTTGGGTAATGCTTCCTGAACTATCCGGGAAAACTCGCAAGATGGACGGAATACCAATAGTTTGTTTCGCACCTGGAAGAACGGGCTATTTCACTGCATTACCGCCATTGGAGACGCTCGCGTGGCTCAACGTCACGCACTGGCAAAGCTCGAGTGATCAAAGAAACATTCTTCATGTCGCTCGTGTCCCTATGCGGTTCGGGAAAAAACTAAATCGTAATGCTACAACTGGAGATCTAGAGATTGGTCCTCAAACCGTCTTAATGTCAGAAGACAAAGACGGTGATTTCAAATATGTGGAACATACTGGCAAGGCTATTGAATCCGGGCGTCAAGACCTGGTAGACCTGAAAGAAGAAATGCGCCTGGTTGCGGGGAAGATGCTTACTCGCCAAGCGGGCGGCGATAAGAGCGCAACGGAAGCAAGCCTTGAAGCTCGTGATGGTGGATCGAAACTAAAGGCGTGGGTTTGGAGTTTTCAGGATGCCGTGGAAGAGGCATTACGACTCATGGCTAAGTGGGTAGGGAAAGACAGTGGTGGATCTGTAACCATAAACACCGATTGGGACGATTTGCCTGATCCTTCGTTGTTCACGACGCTGTTACAGGCTCGGCAAGCCGGGCAGATCAGCCAGGAGACGTTCCTGTGGAATGTCCAGCGATACGGACTCATGGCTCCTGGTAGGACAACGGAAGATGAAGGCGCATCATTGGATGCAGAAGGCCCCACGTCATTTGGCACCGCTGATCCTTTCGCACGACCTGCGCCCAAGGCGAAGGTGGTTTCAATCCGTAAAAATTCCGACGGTTCATTTACTGGCGAAATTGCACCCACCTAGGAGTTGTCTATGTGGGGCAGTTTCCAGCTAGGAGCGATTCAGTGGGCAGGAAGTCTCGTGAATTTCACGGGTCATGCGGCTGCTTCACAGCCTGCGCAAATAACGGCAGCGGAAGCGATTAGGCGAAGAGTAACAAACCGCATCATTCATGAGACGATTACTCCAAAGCCTGCGCTTGCATTTGCATTCACGGGCGCGGGCGCGGGCGAGCTGATCCAGTCGCTACAAGGAGCGGATGGCGTAGGCCATGTGCGGCTCTCCATCGCACAGAAGGAGACCGTCCAGCCTGCTCCAATTCCGTCGTGTGTTGGGGACATTGGAACAACACAAGCTCCTCAAACATGCGCTTCAGTCGTTCGAGTAGTGCCACCTGCAGTGCGCGGAGCGTACTGCAGCGTGCAACCATTACAGGATATCGGCGGCGTTGGTGCCGTTATACCGCTTGCGATTACCGTCGTTGGTGCCAGTATCCAGCCGGTTCAACTGGTTATAGCGGCTGGTGAATGGTCGGAAGAGGACGACACGGACGCTATCGCGGCGCTCTTGGTGATGTTGGAGGCCGCATAAATGGCTTCGATCCCTGATCAAATCCATTCCGCGCTAATAGACCATTCGGTGGATCTACAGCGGTATTCCGCCGGGTTACAGCGGAGGATAGCCTACCTGCTAGACGAGCTAGGGCGAGATCTCGCTAGAGCGCTAACGGATGCTGGACTAGATATGCCACGTACAGACTGGCAACGAGCCCGGCTCAAATCATTGCTGAAAGAGGTGCGAGAACGCATCGGAGAAACGTACGGCGAGATCGCTGATCTGACAGAGGATGAATACCGCGGATTGGTGCAGGTAACCACTGATGGGATCATTTCAGCCGTCAACGATGCTGTTGGCGCTAGCTTGCTGGTTGCCCCGAAATGGACGGCTGAACAACTGGCAGAGATTGCAGGGGACGCATTAATTCAGGGCGCTCCCAATGCGGAGTGGTGGGCACGGCAGAGCGTTGCGTTTCAGCAGTATTTTGCTGATCAGATCCGTATGGGCATGTTACGAGGTGAGACGGTAGACCAGCTTAGGGACCGCATATTGCCTCGCGTGGACCTGCGGACGGTTGCCCCCGAATCCAGGCCTGCGATATGGACGGCACGGCGCAACGCTGAGGCGCTGGTGAGAACCGCGACCATGACGGTTTCAAATCAAGCACATCTTGCATCCTACCTCGAAAATTCAGACATTATCGACAGCCTGCAATGGGTCGCCACACTTGACGGGAGAACCTGTCTATCCTGCGCTTCCATGGACCTGAAACAGTGGAAACTTGGCAAAGCTCACCAAACGCCACCCCTGCACTGGAATTGTCGGTGCTCCGTGGTACCGATAACGAAAACGTGGGAGCAATTGCTTGGCAAGAAATCTCTGGCCAAAGAGCTTGACGCCATGGCCCCCGGAATGCGGGCATCAATGGGGGGTCAGGTATCCGCTGACACGACATACGAGGGTTGGTTTGCGGATCAAAAAGCATCTCGGCAGAAAGAGATCCTTGGACAGAAGCGATATGAGCTATACCAGAGAGGGCAGCTAAAGCTAGCTGAAATGGTGGACGGGAAGGGAAGCCCTCTAACGCTGGAACAGCTAAGAGAAAAAAGGAAATAGTTCGGTCCGAACCGAACAGTAACGACCCGAGTTTGGTCACAGGTAGGCGCGACGTCTGCCACGGCGTGATGCCGAACTCGGAGTGCTCAATATGCTTAAACGCATCCTGGAAACGCTCGATGGTCTCAGCGAGGCCATGGCCAAGGAGTACAAAAAAGGTGAGGACGGGAAGTTCTACCTTGAAATTGACGGTGGCGAAGATGTCCCCGATGGGCTGAAATCAGCACTCCAAAAGGAACGTGAACGCGCCAATGCCGCTGAGAAAGCACTAAAGGCCAAAGAGCGAGCAGATGAAGATGCGAAGCGGAAAGCGGAGGAAGAACTTGCTCTGAAACGAGGTGAGTTCGACAAAATCCGCGCACAAGATCTTGAATCGTTGAAGAAAGAACGCGAAGAGAAGGAAGCGTTGCAAACGCGCTTCCGGAACGAGAAGCGGGACCGCGCACTCATGGAAGCCATGACTGCCGACGGCGTGAAGGCTATCCCCAAAGCGCTTCTCCCTCACATTCAAGACCTTGTTGAAGTCATTACCGATGGCAACGATCTAAAAACGGTCGTAAAGGGAAACCCAGGTCAAAAACTAGTGGAGTTTGTTTCTGGCTTCAAGCGGGACATGCCTTGGGCGTTTGAAGGCGTTGGCTCTAGCGGTGGAGGCTCGCCTTCCACCGGGAGCACTTCCGGAAAGTCCTGGAAAGACATGTCTATCACCGAGCAGACACAACTCTATAAAACAAACCCAACACAGGCGAAAGCCCTTATGCAAGGAGCATAAGTCATGTCTGAAACCCGAATAGCAGATATTATCGTTCCTGAGATTTTTTATCCATGGATTCGTGAAGAAAGTCTAAATCAGAATCCGTTTTTCCAATCTGGGATCATCTTCCAGTCTCCTCAGATCGTGGACTTCCTGGGCGGCGGTGGGAAAACCGCAAACATCCCGTATTGGAAGGATCTCACCGGAGATGCTGACGTTCCTTCTGAAACCGTTGCAGACACGGTGACAGCGATCGCAACGGACAAGATGATCGTCATTCGACAAATCCGAAACAAGGCATGGGGTGCAAACGCCCTGTCTGCCGCATTGGCTGGTGACAATCCTATCGAAGCGATCAAGAGCCGCGTGGCTGGCTTCTGGGCGAAGTATTTCCAGACCAATCTGATTCACTGCCTCACTGGCGTGTTTGCGGATAACGCGGCTGACGACTCCAGTGATTTAATTGTGGACATCAGCACTGAAGATGGCGCTGCTGCTACGTCTGCAAACAAGATCAGCGCAACGCAAACCATCGAAGCCATCATGAAGCAGGGCGACCACTTCTCAGATTTGATCACCATCGCAGTGCATAGCGTTACCTACGCAACGATGGTCAAGAATGACTTGATCGATTACGTGAAGGACAGCACCACAAATATGCTGATCCCTTACTACATCGGGCTCCGCGTCATCGTTAACGACGATCTGCCCAAAACTGCCGGTTCCACCAGCGGATACAAATACACCAGCTACCTCTTCAAGAGAGGATCGGTTGGTTTCGGTGAAAACCCTGGCGTTATCGTCCCGGTTGAACTATACCGCAACCCAACAGTTGGCGGTGGTTTAGACGAACTCTACACCCGTCGACAGTTCGCTTTTGCGCCTCTTGGCTTCTCCTGGAATAAGTCCAGCAATACAGCGATTAGCCCTGCTCACTCGGATCTATACGCCGCGACCTCTTGGGACCGTGTGTACAACCTGAAAAATACCGGCGTTGTTTCCATCGTCTCGAACGGTTAAGGGGAGGCAACCATGCAACTCGTACGACATCGATATTCCCCAGACTTTCAGGCCCTATCTAGCGCCCTCAACGGAGCACCGCTGCCCTATATCCGGGGCACATGGTATTACGTTGACCCCACAAGTGGCGACAACGACCGTGACGGTTTGAGCATCACTGAAGCCGTAGCCGACCTTGAAACAGCCTATAGTCGCTGCACAAGCGGCGCTGGTGACGGTATCGTGCTGCTTTCGCGCGGCACGGGGACTAGTAGTCAAACAACGAGCTACCTGAAGCAAAGCCTGGCATGGACTAAACACGGAATTACGCTTTTTGGCGTTGCTGCTCCGACTGCGCTTTATGGGCGCTCTCGCGTTTCCAATGTGGAAGTCACCACAACGGATTTAACGACTTGCGCACAAACAGCCCACGCTATCACTCGCGAAGCCGGATCGTTTGTTACAGACGGTTGGGTTGCCGGGATGGTTGGAAAGATCGTTGACAGCGGTTCGAACAACGGCGCAACTTTCACTATTACCGAAGTGGCTGCGCTAACACTGACTGTTTCGGAAACGCTGAATGTTCAAACCAAGGCGCAGACCGTAAGCACCACGCTTACCAGCTATCTGCCGGAAATGATCCTTGTCTCTGGTTCGAACAACACATTCCTAAACGTCCACGTTGGGAACTTCTCCAGTCATGCGCTTTCGTTGGGATGTTTGAAGGTGACTGGCAATCGAAACTACTTCGGCGGCTGCCACTTCATCGGTGCCGGACATGCTACGCCTGCCGCCGTTGCCACCGCTTACGACATTCTGGTTGATGGTGGGCAAGAGAACACGTTCGAACGATGCACATTTGGGACGGATACCATCATTCGCGCCGCCGCCAACGCAAACATTGTCTTCGATGGCACTGCGTACCGCACACGCTTCTTTGACTGCGAAGTAATCTGCTACTCCGAGACAGCCGGGAAGGGTGCTATCAAGAGCATGGACGCCACTGCTTTCAGCGGCTTCCAGGTGTTTGTGGGATGCCGGTTCCTTGCTTGGAAACCAAACGGCCTAGGCTCTCTCACGAGCGCTTTCATCGGGACCAAACCTAACAGTGGCCAGATCCTTCTGGATGGCTGCTCTTTGGCGGGCTGGGCAGCCTGGGACAGCGTAGGCGGAAACGACACGCTCTACATCGCCAACTCGGACGCTACCGCTTCCGGCGCTGGCGGAATCGCTACGGCGCCTTGATAGGAGATGAAAAATGCAAATGCGCGAAGCAGTCCCTGGAGTTATGCGACTACCGACTGGATCGAGAGATCGAGAGCGAATGGATTCCTTGGAAGCTCGCGTTTCCAAGTTGGAAAGGGAGAAGGGGGGCGTTTTGGCGTCTCCCTTTACTCCTTTGGATTTTTCTGATCTTTATCAGCGGTTAGACGAGTTGGAAGCGAAATTGATCGCACGTAAACCGGGACGCCCCAAAAAGGAGGACTAGACCATGCTCGGGTCCTGGCGATGGGGAACGGCTTTATTAGGCGGGGTTGGCTCCTTCTACGTTGGAGCCGCCGCGCTTTCTCAACCCGTACAAACAACGGCTGTTGCTGGTGTACTTTCATTCACCGGCACGTCTTCAACGTCCCAACCCGTTCAAACAAACGCTGGAACAGAAGATAGCGAATTTAGCGGAACTATCGCTACTTCTCAGCTAACACAGACATTATCGGGATCCGCAAGCGGGTACAACGTCTACTGCACCTTGGCAGAAGCTGAATGGTATGTAAGCACGCTTTGCTTCTCTTCTGCCTGGACGGGGAAGACTGACAACCAGAAGCGAATGGCTCTTGTGAGTGCGACGCGCTGGCTTGACACACTCCCTTGGAAGGGCATCAGAACCGATGCTGATCAGCCTCTCCAGTGGCCACGATGCGCCGAGTACACCATCCAATACTCCGACGTAAATCTAAACGGTACGTGTTGTTTGCTGGACCGTGATGGATACGAGATCCAGACCGATGAGATACCTGCCGTAATCAAGTTGGCAACGGCAGAGATGGCGCTTCGTCTTCAGGAAGAGGACCGCGCGGCGGATGTCGGGGCATTGGCTCCCAGTAGCCTCAAGATCGGGCCGCTTGATCTCCAGAACATTCAGCGGAACCTGTTCCCGCCTTCCGTCCTTGAACTATGTGGGTATTTGCTCAAGCGCTCGCTTGGGCAGTGCCGGGCGTTGCGGTCATGAGCCTGGAAACGCTTGTACAGAACCAGACGCATGTGCTAGTCAATCGCTTCGGTGTGTCCGCAACGCTTTCCAGATCGGTCATGGGCGAATACGACACCGCGACTGGAACGGTATCGGCAGGATCGGTATTGACTGCGGCATGCAGCGTCATTCGTGATGCAGCTTCCAGCAGTGCGCTTGGCTATGTCTTCGGCGCTGGTCTTGTACAGACGGGCGACGAAAAGTTTGTAATTCCGGCACGTGATCTCACCTTTGATCCCATGCCGGGGGATACCGTCACGATTAGCGGCGTGGCGTGGCGAGTGGTTGGAGTCCATCCGGTTTACGTCGGAACAACCATCGGCATGTTTGAACTGCTGGTGCGCCGATGAGCTTTTCTTCGGATCTCTCCAGCTTTGGGTCAAAAACTAGCATCAAACTAGACAAGATCGTGCGGAAAGTCGTTATCGACATAACAAGCGAGATCGTGAAGGCCACGCCTGTGGATACGGGCGCGGCTCGATCAAATTGGTTCTGGGGCAATCAGCAGGTCACATCAACTGCTCGCACCATAGACAAAAGCGGGACTCCTTCCACTTCTCGCGCGGTTGCGTTCTCTGCTCGCGTCAAGGTTGGTGGCGTCTTCTACCTAACCAACAATCTGCCGTACATCATGGCGCTCGAGTATGGGCATTCACAAAGACAGGCCCCGTTTGGCATGGCACGCATAACCGTTGCCCGCTGGCAAGGCATCGTTAACAGAGCGGTGAGTGCGTTATGAGCTGGACCGCCGCCCGTGCTGCACTCGATGCAAGGATGAGCACACTCCCGAGCCTTGGGACGTCTCAGATCGAATGGCCAAATACCCAACTAGCGCCACAAACCGCGCTCTATTATGCCGTTTATTTTTTGCCTGCTTCGGTAAATCCCGAATTACAAGGCGGTGATCACGAAGAGGGGATCTATCAGGTTTCCGTCTTCGTCCCAGCCGGTGGTGGCGCTGGTACTGCGATTACCCAAGCGCAAGCCGTTGCTGATCATTTCAAGCGTCAAACGCTCAGCGGGATTTCCTGCGGGGTCCCCACTCTAGCGCCGCCGATCCAACAAGATACCTGGTGGCATGTCCCTGTTAGTATCCCTTTCCTCGTTTTATAAGGAGAAAATATGACTGTAGAAATTGGGAATCTTGCTCGCCTGGCTTATATCCAGGAAGTAATTTTTGGAACAACGCCAACAACACCAGCCGGGCAAACTGTTCGGCAGACGGGTTTCAGCTTAAACGCTGAAAGGAATTACATCGATAACCCTGAACTCCGCGTGGACGGCATGACCGCTGCGGGCTCCGGTGGAGCGTTGCGCGGTAAGGGATCGGTCAGCGGTAAGTTGTCTTATGGCTCTTACGATGCCTTCCTTGCTGCGGCTATGGGAAACTTCGATTGGACCTCAAACGTTATCAAGGTAAAACCCATCGTTGTTGATACCAGCGCAACAGTAGCGGTCAATTCGTCTGGTAAAACGTTTACCCGAGCGGATGGCGGATCATTCATCACGGATGGCTTTGTCGTTGGCGATCATATCGTTACTACTGGATTTACAAACGCTGGGAATAATAGCGAATTTATCGTCACGACATGCGAAGCGCTTGTTCTTACGTGTTCTGGCGCTTCTGGCCTCGTTACGGAAACGGCTAATGCAGCCGGAAACATCACGGTGAACACGCGGCCTTCATTCACCATGGAGAAAGCACACCTTGGGAATGGAATGTATTTCCCCTTCACAGGCGTGGTGATTGACGGCTTCGAAATGTCCGGCAAGGTGAATGATGCCGTTGAGATCAAGTTTGATCTACTTTCCAAAACCGTTGGTTCCGAATCGGTTTCAAGTGTCTTCTCGACTATTACTGCGGTAAACACTAACGACCTTATTACTTCCTGGGCTGGGAGCATCAAGAAAGACACGGTAGCCTTGGCTAATGTGGTTGGCTGGACGCTAAAA